CATCGACATGGCGTCATCCCCTTATTTATCTAGGCGCAATAGCCGCCCGCCGACCGCATGGAACAGCGCGACGTTTTCCGGTTCGCTTTTATCGGCAGCTCGACGCAGCGGCATTCGGGCTGGCTCGGTTCTGGTCCCAACCTCATGCCACAGCGCCTTCATGTTCTCCGAACCGACACCCGCAATGAGCCCGCGGCTCTCCATCTCGTAACTATCCCGAAGTTCACCCGACCACAGCAATGTATCATTCGGACCGACGCCGGGCGCGGGGTCCGTTTTTGCATAACCCCATGCGTGATCTTCGCGAAGCTGAACGGTTACGGGGCTTAATTTGGGTGTCAATAAATCTGGCTTCCCGAGACTATCCTTCACCTCGCGCTGCAGATTCTTGGCCACCGCCGCAATCCCGGCCTCAAGAGTAGGCGTTGCGACGATCGTGAGTTCCGACGTAAAACGCGCGAACGAAGCGAGCGAGGAAAATGCTCTAGTGCTCATCGGCCTTCTTCCTCATCCACTCCGGCTTAATCCAGGGGTCGGCGCCAGGAATGGCGTTGTCGTTGAGTCTCCAGCCCTTCACCTCGCGAATGGCGACAAACATCGCAGTGCGCTGACTATTTGTCATGGTCATCGCCTCGTGGTAGGTGACACCGCCCTCGGCCTCAACGAGTATCTGGGCGACTGACTGAATTACGGGGTTTCTTGCGCGTTTTTTAGTTCTTCCTTAACCTCGTCACTCCCAAAGAGTTCGTTAGTGCGGATTAAGAGCGTTTGTAATTCGTTGCCAGTGAGGCGCGTCGCCAGCCTTTTTACGTCCGACGCGTTGCCGAACGGCTCACTCTGGCCGTCGCGCACCAGAACGCGAACAGCCGCGAGCGACTGATAGAACGCCACACTCTTCATGCCAGGAGCGGCCTCCGCTGCCTGCATGAATTCGTACCCGTTCAATTCCTTAACCTTGACGGACGTTCTCTCGCTGAGCTTAATGTCAACGAGAGCGTCGTCTAACACCGGGGAATCGTTCATCTATGCTTCTTTCTTACGCGAGTTGTACGCGTTGCTCGCAGTCGAACTCGAGCTTCATCTCGACTTCGGCGCCAAGTTTCCATTGGCCGGGATCGGAAAGGGTTACAACCGCTTTGACGTACTGAAACTCGTTGGCCGTCCCATCCTGGTTACTAACAAACTGATAGATGTTGTAGTACATCTGCGGCTGACCGCTGAGATAGCGCGACTCTTCCGCCGCCTGCAGGGCGTCCAGCGCGCCGTTTTCACGTGAAACGGTGATCGTGCCCTTCCACCCATTGAGGTTTTTCTTCCGTAGGATTCTCCCGCCAAGATTGATCGCTTTCACTTCGATAAGCGACGTTTCTGGCGTTGCATGGAAGTCGATAATCTTCCCGAGCGGATAGTATCCGCCGTTTTGATCGGTAAGGGTGATTGTCGCGCTATCTACGCCGGTATTGAAGTTTGAATTCAACCCAGGGACGGTTACATTCTGAGCCATGTCGGGGAGCCTCCAAGACGAAAAGAAAAAGGGGCTAGTGAGGCCCCGACAGATAAACTACGAACTTATTGGATGTTGCCGGTTGAAATCTGAACGCTCGCACCGCCAATAAGCGATACGATGAAGAACTTGACCGTCGCCAGATATTGAACCTGACAGGTTGCCAGCATATATCCCTGAGCAATCGACGACGGCGTGTTGTTCGCCGTATTTAACTGCACGTTATATCCGCTGATGCGGTTGGCGTTCTGCAGATTCTGCAAGAAGGTCGTCAAGACGGCCTTTGCGGCGGCGCGGGTCGGGTCGTTAGGCGACGTGCCCTGCAGCTCGCCAACGAACGGCCCGATAAGGCCGGCCAAGCTCGCCGCCAGGAAGTTCGTCATACGGGTGTAGGCAATCGTATCCTGACCCGTGTTGGCCAAACCCGAGGCGTTCTGACCATGCGGCAAACCAAACACGTTTCCGCGGGGAATCGGGTTCGTCCAATACAGGATACCGGCGCCCTCCAACTGAGCCGCCTCGGCGCCGCTGTACGGCGTTCCGGTGCGTTCGGTCGAGAGGAAGTTCGATGCGCCCTGAATGGGCTTGTTGCCGCAGGATGCTTCCGGGGGAAGCGAGGCGATGAGGCCGAGCGTTTCACCCAACGGCGACACCATACGCTGCTGGCTAATCGTCGGATCGGTAAAGGTAAGCCAGTCCTTGACGAGAGCGCCGTTAATCGAGTTATAGTTGGCCGTCTGCTTCGTTGTGAGCGCCGTGGACGTGGAGGTTCCACTCGGCAGGGCAGCGATTGCAAATGAGCCTTCTGAAGCCGCAAACGTCGCAAGAGCGGTATACTGCGTCGGGTCCGAATTGCCGGCGAGGATGAACTGCTGAACGCCCAGGCCGCGAAGCGCGTACAAACCAGTGCGCCCCGTCGTTCCATCAAGGCCAATCTGCTGCACCGACGTTACCGTCGCGCCGTTGGTGCCGCCCACGAGCGTCGATGTGCCGGCCACAAAGCCGAGAACCGAGGCGCCGGAGGCGGTCGCAACCACGAGATTGGACGGCCCGCGAACACCCGAAACGCCGAGGTTCACGGCATTTCGTAGATTCGCCGCAAACCCACCAGCCGATGGATTCCCGAGGTTTGCAAAAACTTCGGACGGATACCCAGTTCGTGCGATCGTCGCCGTCATGGTCGGAGTAGCCACAGTGCTTTGCGAGCCGACCGCAAGCGTTACCGAGATATTGTTTCCCTCGGTGCCTGAATACTTGCCGGTCAGGGTGACGCCATTGGTGCCGCCCGTATCCTTCACAAGAACGCTCGCGGCAGTATCGGTGCCATCCGAAACGCGAACCCCCAGGAAGTTACTCGCGAAGTTCACTGCGAACAGCGACTCCGTAACAAGACTGAACGGATCGGAAATACTCCGACCGAACGCCGCATACGCCGACGCCGTATCAGAGAATGGCTGGGGCGCGTTTATCGGTCCCCAAGAGGCCGTCCCCACGATACCCGAAAGCGAAGTGGCAATCCCCGCGCCTGCAATCGGAGTCGGGGGCTGCAGGTAAACATACGCCCCGTCAACTTGAAGATTGTTGAGGGCGTTCGAGGTAATGATCTGAGACATATTAACGCTCCGAAAGCAAATGAAAAAAGCCGCCCAAGTGGACGGCCCAGATATGGAGCGTTACGCTCCGAACGCTACCTAGTTCGAGGAATCAGGGGACGGATCGAATCGCTTTAGTGTAGCGACCGATGCAGTCGCCACGGAATTAACGGCGGATTCCGCCGTGCGGACGCAACGATGAAGCAACTCGCGAGCCTGCCCGGCAACAGCCGCGTCTTCGCTCTTGAGCCAGTCCATGAGTTTGCGCTCCTCGCCGGATGTTAGGGCATCTCCAATGTCCTTGAGAACGCCGTCGAGATGAAACGGCTTAACCACAATCTGCGCCATTTTATTGTCCCTCTATGATTGGTGAGAGTGTCGTACCGTTTATCGAGTACGTTGTCGAAGTAGAGCCAATCTGCGTTGCGCTCTGATACTGGAGCATCCCATATTCTATTTCGTACATAATATGGCGCTCATACATGGAGTAATCTGCCTGCTTGTCGTCTTGGTCCACGCTCCCAAGGCACTGAGCCCAGAGGTTCGTGCCATCAGCAATAGGGATAAACTTTGTCGTCGTGCCCTTGGCTCCGACATATGTTTCAATCGTATCGCCAACCGTATCGCGAATCTGAGGGGTCGGCGCCCACACTGTGACCTTCATCATGCGAGACTTGCGCGCAACTTCTCGCGCCATTTGCGCCGTGCCGCCGATGTTGCAAATGATAGTTGGGCTAGCGATCGTCACTGCGCTTCCGCTAGCGGTCGCCGTAATTCCAAGCGCCGTTACAGCCGCCGCAACACGCGTGGCCGTGGTCGCCAGGGTATCCGCGGGGGTGACCTGTACGAGCGCGTCTTGCTCGGGGGCTCCAACGAGAACGTGTACGTTATAGCTCGCCGGAATCGTGCCGGCAAACGTCAGCACGTTAGCGGATAAGGATGACGTGAGTTGGATATTAGGGTCTGAAACCTTCATCCACTGCGGATAAAACCGCGTCCTGTCGGAGCCTACTTTTTGATCGACTACCGAACAAAGGTACTGACTCTGCTGAAGGATCTTCGTCAAATCCTCGACGTTGGGATACCCAAAC